AAAACTACTTAAGTATAACAATCTCCTTGAAGAGGTTAATTCTAAAACAGTAATAGAAGACTTAATAACTGTTATTAATAAAATTATCACTGTTGAGGATATACCGACAGGAACGTATAATTGTGTAAACCCTAACCCGCTTACTACTAAAGAGGTTTGTGGTATACTTGATAAGTACAATTTATGGAACCCTCATTGGAAGTTTATTAACTACGAAGAATTACAAGAGCATATTACTGCGCAAAGATCTAATTGTATTTTATCAACCGAAAAATCTAGATTGTATAATATTGAATTCCCATCAGAAGCGGATTCACTTCATAGATTATTACAAGAGAAATGAAAAATAAACATATTTTAGTAACAGGTGGTTTAGGATTTATAGGTAGTCACTTTGTTGAGTTATTGCATGAAAAATGTAATAATTGTAAAATTACAATTGTTGATAGCTATAATTACAGTGTATCAGAAAAAACAGAAAACTTATTATGGGATCTGTATTTAGATAAAAAAAATAAACTAGAAATTACATATAAATCTATACACGAATTTGATAATGTTGGTGTATATGATTATATCATAAATTTCGCAGCCGAGTCGCATGTAGATAATAGTATTGAAAATGGTGACCCTTTTATACAGTCAAATGTAGTAGGGGTTTATAATCTACTCAATCAACTTAAAGATGGTCAGCGGTTTATACAAATTGGTACAGATGAAGTATATGGGAGCTTACCATTAACTGGTTCACCGAGTGAAGAAGGAGACTTATTACAGCCTTCATCTATATATTCATCAACTAAAGCTGCTGCAGATCTAATAACCCTTTCATATTTTCATACATACAAGCGAGATGTTATGGTTACGAGATGTACTAATAATTTCGGACCTAGACAGTATCCAGAAAAGTTAATACCAGTTGTGGTAAGAAATGCTCTTGCGGATTCCTACGTTCCAGTTTATGGTACTGGTGAAAATGTCCGACAATGGATATATGTAAAGGATCATTGTGAGAAAATCTTTAATGTCCTTAAGTATGGTACATCTGGCAAGATTTATAATTTTGCACCAAGTTACGATAATGATAATCATGGTGAAATTAATAATATAAATCTTGTTCAGGAAATATTGAGTATCTTGAAAAAGCCTGAAAGTTTAATTTCTTTTGTTGAGGATAGAAAAGGTCACGACATGAAATATTGTTTGAGAGAGAGTTCATATAGGGCTATGATGATCGCGGCTGGATTACAATTAGATCTTCCAGGTACAGAGAAAACATTTGCCGATGATTTGAGATACACTATAATGTGGTATAAAGAAAATGAAAGCTGGTGGGAAAAATAATATAATCATCGATGGCAACAATTTGTTGTATCGAATATTCTGGACTAGTAACTTTAAAATAAACGAATCTGACTCACCGGGTCAGATTTTTTTATTTCTTAGAGCGCTGAAATCTTATGTAGATAAATTTCAAGCTAAAAATATTTACTGCACGTGGGATAAAAAGTTAGATTGGCCGTCAACGAATTTTCGAAAAGAAGCGACAAGTGTGGAATATAAAGCGGGTCGTGATGATGAGAAATTTAAGGATGTATTTGAATTCTTAGAGCAAATAATCGACGTTATTTCATTACTTGGTGTAAAGAATATCTATCCAAAGCGAATGGAAGCAGATGATGTTATGGCTTATCTTGCTCATAACTTACCTGGTACAAGTGTTGTAGTTACAACAGATAAAGATTTGTTGCAGGTAGTAAGCAATAATGTAACTGTATTTAATCCTATTAAGAAAAAAGAAATTACTCTTAATAATTTCGAAGAATATACAGGAGTTAAAAAACAATATTACCTTTCATATAGGGCTGTAACAGGAGATAAATCTGATAATATTAATGGCTTTCCTAGATTTGGTATAAAAAGATTTCTCAAATTAGAACATAAAAACGTATCTAACAACGACGAATGGGCGTTGCTACGAGGCGATTCAATAACAGAAGAACAATATGAAATATATAAGCGCAATTGGCAATTAATGGATTTAACACAAGGGTATCATTATTATGATGATGAAGTACCTGCGTATAAACAACAATTAGATGATTTAACATTACATACGAGTAATTTTACTAAATTTATAGAAGCAGCAAAAAAATTAGATATGTGGACAGTAGTAAGAAATGAGACTTCTTGGAGAAAAACCTTTAATAATGATGAATTATTATTAAATATTATTAACAAGGCTATACACAATGTCGCACCATTTTAACGGATTACCAGATCAACCTAGAAATATTATATCACCAATAACCGGTGATACGATTAGACCTGTAATTAGAGAAGTGCGTGTTGGTGATGAAATTCGTACTGAAGCTCATTATATTTGCCCATCATCTAATCAGTTTGTTACAAAGATAACACTTAAGTCAACAAAACTAGATGGCAAACCTAAACCTTGATATAGTACCGCAAGATTACTATATCGAAAAGTTCTACCAATACGCCGGTTACCCTAAATACAAGAAATATACTGATGTATATGAAGGTGGTTGCCCTATATGCAGAGAGGGTAAATCATGGGGTAAAAAACGTCGCCTATACTTCGTTAATAAACAAAACTTAATTTTTTGTCATAACTGCGGATGGTCTGGATCACCTGCTAAATGGGTAAAAGAAGTAACTGGCAAAACGTTTTTAGAAATTATTGAAGATAGTAAATCATTTGATAATTTTAACATATCAACTTATAAAGAAAAAGAAACACAAGAAAAGCCTCAACCTTCCTTACCTGGGGAGTGTATAAATTTATATGAAAAATCTCAATGTGCTTTTTATGCACACGATAAAACAGTAGAGCTAGCATTAAAAACGTGTAGAGAGCGTAGACTGTTTACTGCAGTAAATAGACCTAAAAGCCTATGGTTCTGTATGAAAGATTATGTACATAAAGATAGAATAATAATTCCTTTTTATGATAATGCAGATATAGTTTTCTATCAATCTCGTAAGATACTAGTTAAAGATAAAAAACCAAAATACCTTTCTAAAATAGGGGCAGATAAAACTATATTTAATTTTGATAATATTGATTCGTCACTCGATTATATTTTCATATTTGAAGGACCAATCGATTGCTTTTTTGCAAAAAACGGGGTTGCTGTTGGAGGTATTACTAAAGGTAGAGCATGCTATACACCTAAGCAAAAAATACAAATAGAACAAAAACCATTTCACGAAAAAATTTGGGTTCTTGATAATCAATGGTTAGATATAACCGCGAAAGAAAAAACTATATCCCTTTTGTCTGCTGGACAAAAATGTTTTATATGGCCAAGAGAATTAAAAAAGTATAAAGACTTTAATGATATTTGCCAAAAAATAAACCGAGACGAAATTTCATCTCAGTTTATTATTAATAATAGCTATGACGAGCTAAAAGGTAAACTTTTGTTATCTCAAATATAACCTAAAACTCTTAATTCCTCTAACTCTTCTTGTGTATAATCCTCTGCGGGTGCTGGAGCAGATTTAGCGGCAGCTTCAGCTGCTTTCTTCTCAGCTTTTGCTTTTGCTTTAGCTTCACGCTTTGCATCAATTTTCGCTTGCTCTTCAGCGCTAATTTCTTCTGTTTTATTGTCGTCAAATAAGCCCATATAATTATTTATGCTTTTCTAAGTAAAGGTTTTTAAAGATTTGATTTAAACTAGCTAAACGCTCACATACATCTAATACTTCTGACTTAGTAGCGTCAGAAATACCATCAAAAATCGTACCGATTTTATTATCAGTTCTTAAAACACCTAACACACTATCAGTACCACCATTTAAATATTGCAGTATTTCGTCAATGTTTGACGTCCAATCCTGTAAGAGTTCTAACTCTCGAGCAGTGTTGGGTTGTGTGTCTTGTACGTCTTCTAAGTCGCCAGCTGTCGCAGGATCGTCTAAGGTATTAGCAAGAGACTCTCTATCATCACCAGGTGTTGCATCTACTGCTGGTACTTCTTCATCTTCTTTTAATAGAGATAAAAATTTATTTTTAAACTTTCCCATATAAGTATTTATTAAATACTTATGATGAAAGGCATACTTTTCGAAGATTTATACATGTACACTAACAAGTACTGGAAAGATGTAAAGGCTCGACATGTTCGACCTACTACAAAGACTTTAGCAGATATTGCGAAAGTAAGTCCTGAGACGTACAATCAAGTAAAAACCGACCTCAAACCTTTCCCTGGTGATCATGTCGTAGAACAGCTCGGGAGAGCTTTTAAAAATGTTTCTGATGCGACCTATTTATTAAATCAATTGTTTGAAAACCCAACTGTAAAAACAGACGACGAGACTAAAAAAAGTGTAAATTTTAAGTTGCAAAAAATTCAAGAAATGATAAAATCGATCACGGACGATTTAGATCATGACGGCACAAATAATTCGTAGTTTAATTTTACTAACAATAATTTCAAGTTCTGTAGGGGGGTTATATTATATTATAACTGAACGCACTGGTTCATTTTTAAATGCCTTTCTACTCGCAACTATCATACAAATAATTTTCTTCTTAATATATAACAATGTCTTGCGATATATTGCAAAACTTAATCTCGAAAAAGAGAATATTAAATTAGCACAATTAGCGGAGAAAAATAAAATCTTTGTTGAGTGTCAAGGTTGCAAAAATACAAATAATGTGTCGATAGATCTCACTGAAGAAAATTCTTTTGAATGCGTACATTGTGGCGCTAATAATAAAATTAATATAGAATATAATACGGTATTACCTACTAAAATAATTTATGATAAATAAACAAGATCATTCGAAACTAGCACGTTGGATGTGCTTATATGAAGCAGTAAACATTATCTCTGAAAAAGCAGAAAAAATGGGTTATGAAAAGGAGTGCCTTAAACCTATACCAATTGGAAAATATATTGCTGAGAGATTTCCTTCAGTACTTAAGGATATAGAAATTGAATACGAAAATGCTTCTGTAGCTGAGCGTCAATAATAGTCTCCATATACATCATCATTAGAACCATAATCAAAATAACTACCCTGTTCAGTATCTAAATCATTAATATAATCAATTTCAATGGAACTTAACTGACCAACTCCTGACGTATCAACAACTTGAGTTGAACTCAATTCAGGTGTTAAACCAGATAGGAAAGTGTGGTCATTACGCCTAGCGCGTAATTTAAAAACATAGTGCCCTTGTAATTGATTTATTTCTTTTATGCTTTGATCTAAGCGCTCTGTAATTTCAAATATTTTACCGTTACTTAGAGGTCTATCGATACTACCATATTCTGTTAATTGAAATACATCTCCTGCTTTTGGCAATGTGTCATCACTAGAATTATAATATGTAGATAAGTTTTGTTGATATGTTTCAATATCTATAATTGCAGTCAACTCATCATCTGAAACTAAACCAAATTCAGAGTAAGTCATATTACCGTCAGAGAGGTCAATTAACATTACAAATGTAGCTTTTGGGTGATAACCTTGATAAGTGTTCTCACCATATACTTTATCGGTAGCGCTTAGCGAAAAATTGCGAGCATAATAATCAATCTGTGTCCCATATAAACGTACTTGTTCCTTCCACCAAACCTTGTACGTATTATTTCTTTCTGTTGTCGCGATATGTTTAGTACCGAACCTATCAGTATTTGCAGCTCCTTCATAGAAAGGAGTAGCACTAACGCTCTGTGTAAGATAACCTGGCATTACTTTTTAATGTAATATTCGTTATTGTCTATAAAAAAGGTTATTCCTGTATTACCTAACATACGAGATTTTCTTTGCTCTAAATCTGTTATGTTATACAGTTCTTTTATTTGATTCACTTCAACTGAAGTTAATAAATATTGCCCGCTTTGTTTACATTTTAAATCTTTTAATTTATGAGGGTAGTTAGGAGTAGCTCGGTTTGATTTGGCAAGTAAATTTTGCCTATCTCGAGCCATACCTGTAGATCCTTGCATATGTCTTTTACCTAAAACATTTCTTGGCTTTCTTAAACCTTCTTTTATTGTTTTTAATAATGAATCAAATGTAGGGGTCATTTTTAATTATTTAATAAAAAAAGCCTCCCGCTTACACGAGAGGCTTTCTTAAAGGTATAATTATTAGAGGTCTTAAACAGCTTGTGAACCAGGCTTACCAGCGCCCTTTGCTTTAGTATGCCCAGGTTTCTTGCCTTCGCCAGTATCTTTACCACCGTCAATTTCATCAGTTGTACTAGCATCTCCTGTACCAGAAGACTTACCACCGAGACCGTCTTCATTAGCTTTGGCTGTGATACCGCCACCGTCAGAAGGATCTACTCCAGTTTTAGTACCGTCTTTAGTATGGGTAGTATCTTCTTCAGTTACTTCACCATCTTCTTCAGTACTCTCACCATGGTAACCAGCTTCAAGCGGATCTGGCTCATCACCAAGTTCTTCTTCTGGCTCATCACCGCCACCTACTTGGTCAAGAATTGATTTTAGACAATCGACATCAGCTTGAGATAA